GTGTTCTTTGAGGATTTTCTCGCCGCTCTCCGCAAGGTGCAGGACGAGAACCGCATCCACGGGAATGTGGAGGTCTTTGAGCTCCGGCCGTCTCCTGACGGTGCTGTTCATCTTGGCGTGAGCTGGCCCTCCATTGGGACGGTTCCGCCGGAGGAGGCGAAGAAGTTCGCCGAGGAGGTCACCCGGGCGGCCGCCGCTGCCGCTGCCTTTCCGTACAACGGCTATGTGTATACGTTTGAATAGGAGGTTCTTCTGATGACCGTTCTTGAGCGTTTGAAAGCTGCCGGGTATGACCCGGCCGTGTCCCTGTTCCCTGACAGTATCGGGAATGCCGGTTCCATGGAGTGTGAGCGCATCCAGATTCGCACGTTCTTCTGCCGCCCTCGCGAAAACGAGGCCGCCATCGGGGTGACTGCAACCGCGATGACCCACTTTTCCGACGGCTCGACCCGTCCGTATCCGGACGGCTGGCCGCGTAGCCTTGAGGCCAGCGTCACGCTCTACTTCGCTGGCGACGCAGAATTTCATTATTTCGGCAACGTCGCCACCGACCTTGTCGGCTCCGATGCCGAGTTCCGATACAGGCTCTTGAGCCGCTGTATTCAGGACTGCAAGTATTTCCTCGGCTGCGGCTCGCGTTTCAGCAAGTACCTCTGGGGCTGCTGCGTTGAGAATCATATTCAGGCCATGCGCATCCTGTGGGACAGCTTTTCCGACGACGAGAAGCCGGAGTGGACCTCTCTCGAGGAGATTGAGCGGTTCAGCAAAAAGATGCTCGAGGAGGAGATTTACTGATGGCTGCCCAGAATTTCAAGTTGTTCCTTGGCTGTCTCGGAAACGGCGTAACAGTCTGCAACTCCGCCGTGATGGAGGACGGCGATTTTAAGATGGTCGCTCACATCTCCAACGAGGGAAAAATCACTTGGTACGTCGGCGAGGATTACCCGCCTGCGGATGCTCTCGCAAGCATCCGGGCCTGCGCGGAGCAGGAGCGGGCAAAGTACGAGACATGGCTCAACGGCCTGTCTCCGGCCGCGCGCCGGGAGTATCAGCTCGAGCGGCTGCCGCTCCCTGAGTTTCTCGAGGAGCTCCGCAAGGCAAAGGAAGAAAGGGAGGGAGCCTAATGGTCCGCGATATCCACGATTATGACAGCCTCAAGGAGGCATACGATATCCTGCTCATGTTCGAGCGGTTTCCCGGTCCGGTGCGTAGTGAGCGCGTCGAGGAGTTCGTCACTCAGCTCAAGCGCGACATCCGAGAATATGTCAATCGGGTTTCCGATTGCCACATCATCCGCGACGAGTTCGATTCTTTCGTCGAGCTCGTTAAGCTGCCAGAGAAGCTCTCTCCCCTCTCAAAAGAGAGCGTTCTCGAATGGTTCTATATGCACCGGGCCTACCGCGACGACCGTTATGACGGCATGGGGTGCTCCGGTCAGTTCTTTACCACCCGCGTCAGGCTCTTTCGCCGTCGCGGTTGCTGGTACGCCTATCATTTTGTTTCGGTCGATATGTAAGGAGGTTCGCATGGAAATAAATATCACATACAAAAGCCCGGAGCACGAGGCCGCGTTCCTGTCTGAGCTTCAGCGGATTCCTCACATCGTAAATCCCGAATCCGGGCGCATCAATCCGTATTGGGGCGCGTCCCTGTATCTGCTCTCCGCGCTCACGCGCTGGCCGGAGCTCCGCATTGCCGTCATTGGTGAGGACTACATGATGTTTACGGCTGCAGAAGAGGCGTTCAATTTAAGCCAGAATGAGCGCATCGTCGTCGAGCTGGCTGCCAATTTCTATAATGCCGGTCTATGGGAGATGCCCGGTTTCGAGATGGTCTACGCCACCTGCGACACTGCTTTCACGCTCATTCTTGAGGCGTTCCGCCTGCGTCGTGCAAATCTCTTTTACAAAGACGGGGAGGTGTCCGCAGAATGGGAAGAAAGAAAATGAGCCTCCGGCGCGCTGTCGCCGTCCTGAGCTTCATTGGCACGGACGACTTCGGCCGCGAGGTGTTCGTCGATGAGCTGGGCACAATCTGGAAGTACACAGAGCCCGGTCCAATGCCGAGGGAGCGTCACGACAAACTCTATACTGCATCCAGTAATGGCCGGGACGGTGAGCCGGACCTGCCGATGTCCGATGCGTTCGACTACAAGATTATCAACTAGGAGGCGGAACACAATGTCTGCTGTCTATCGGACGTTGTACGAAAAATATGAGCAGAACGACGTTTTACACGTCGGGATTCAGGAGGTTGTCGAGGCCGAAAAGGAGATTGACACGTTCCTCAAGTCTCTCGAACGCAACCAGCGCGACCAGCTCGACACGCTGCTTGGGCGTCTGTCCCGCGCCTACGAGATGCAGGGTTTTCTTTTCGGTGGTCTTGCATCCGGCGCAAAGTGGAACGGAAAGACGGCTCCCGAACCGGGCGACGGATACGGCCGGAGTGTCCGGGCCTATCACGGCTCAACGCTTGCTCCGGTCTGCCAGATTGACCGCAAGACAAATCAGGTCATACATGAGTATCCGAGTATCGCTGCTGCCTCCCGTGCTACCGGTCTGGATGACAGCGCAATCGGAAAGGTATGCAAGGGAAAGTTACCCCATGCGGGCGGTTTTCTCTTTCGGTACATCGAGCAGTAAATCTTTCACAGGTACGCAAAAATATTTCAAGAAATTGCCATTTCGCTCTTGCTTTCCACGCGCTTGTGTGGTATAATATAGTCAGTTGAGGGGGCCGCTCCTCAATGAGTAAGGTGGCAAGGCCAGAAAGGAAACGACATGGACGACGAAATGAATACCGCCGAGGTGCTTCGAGACGAGGCAAAGGAGAACCGGACCCGTGAAATTCTTGAGCTTATGCGTAACAGCAAAACGCTCGAGGAGGCCGTGGAAAAAGTAAAAGCCCTGCTCAACAAGTAAGCAGGGCTCTCCGATGAAGAACAAAGGCCGATGACGGCGGCCAGAGTTCTGAAACGCCGGGGGAGTGAGAAACAGCTTGCAGATGCCTCACTTCTCCGGCATTTCTATTATAGCAGATTCAAGGGGGATTTCAAGATGTCAGCTTTAACGCCTGTTGCCGCCCGTATCACCGGGCTGCGCGAGGCTCGCGGGTTGACCCGCACCCAGCTGTCGCGGCTCTCTGGCGTTCCGCTGCGGACGCTCGAGGAATGGGAGGCCGGTCGCCGGGTCCCGCGCGATGTATACCAGATTCACGCCGTCGCTGCTGCGCTCGGCATGAGCATTGAGGATTATCTCGGGCTATAAAGAATTAGGAGGTCCGGCGGTATGCCGGGCCTCCCTTTTTGTTATTCTGGCATAAAGCCGTAACCGGCCTCAAATGCCGCTACTTCTCGGAGGTAGGCAACGCGGCCTGCTGCGCGGTCGATGGCGTCGCGCAATTCGCGGTTTTCCACCAGCTTGAGCAGCGCGGTGAGCGTGTCCTCTGCCTGCATGATTTCGCGGGTGTCCTGCGGGTTGACCTGCTCCATGTAGAGCTCATAAATAGACTGTTCCATGCTTGCCTCCTATGCCCGCCAGTGGTCGAGCCGCTGCCGCGCATACAGGATTTGCGCGCGCCGTTCTTCCCGCTGCGGGTGTTTCGGAGCAGCCATTGTGACGGGAGGGCTGTTCGTGGTCCCCGTGCAGCCCTCTCCATCACCTCCCTGTGGGCCGTCTCCCGCAGGCTGATTTCAACTTGCTGGCAGTTTGCCGGTAGCTTTTCGGAGTGCTTTCTCCTGCGTTGAGCCGTAGAACGCCACGAGCACGGCTCCGGGGCCTCGATTTCGGACTTTTGTGGTCTAGCCGTAAAGTTTGCCGTCCGACCATTGCGACGCTTTGTGGGTCTCCGCAGGAGGTTTTCGTCACTTGCCGGGTCATTTCAGTCTGCCAACACCTGTCCCACCGTCGGAACAGCAGTACTGTCGCTCACTTTCCGATACGTTTCAGTTTCATCCCGGCTCTTATCGTATAGCTCGATTTCTCCCTGCTCGTTCATTGACACGGTCTGAATCACCTGCTTGTATTGGTTCGTTACCACCAGACCTTTTTCCTCGTCTAATCCGAAGTAGAGCGTAAAAATGTGTGTAACGGTCTTTTCCTTTCTCCAATCTTTTGAGGTCTCGAAAAGCACGGTATTCACCGTGTTCTCGTTCACCACAAGCCGCTCGTACTTTTCGTGGCCTACTCTTTCCCACTCGCCTTGATAGTCAGCCGACAGTGCAATTATTTCCTCGCTGTTCTCTGGCTCTTTTATGTTGCCAACAAGCTCTCGTAGAGCATTTAGGCTGACGCCAATTTTTACAACGGGCTCCGCTCCGCTGTCGTCAGAGTATATACCGGTCACTCCGTCATCACTGCTCCACGCCAGCATATTTTCTTTGGCTCCGGTGCTGCTCTCGCTATATTCTGTGACAACGTACTGCGTTGCGTTTAGGCCAAGCTCCTGCGCCTTGTCAAAGAACGCCTGCGCCGTTTGTTCCGCTACGTCTGGCATATAGTAGCCTCCGGCTGCTACTACTCGAATAGTCATCGAATACTCGCCCTTGTTCTCGAAGGCTTCAATGCTTGACACCTCCATCGTGGTCTTTTCATCGAGTGCTGCTTTCGCTGCATCCTCTAGGACCTGCGTGTCCTCCTGCCTTGCAGAGTAGCTTTTCTCGTTAGAGGTTGTCCCGCCCGTCGAGCTGCTGCCCGCTGTCGTTTGGCCGCATCCGGTGAGCGTCATGCAAATTGCGATAGAGAGCGCGGCCAGTTTGATGCCGAGGCCGGTTTTCTCGATTGTTGCCCCCCCCCCGAACAGTTGTTCGTGGGTGAGGGACGCAGTTGTGTTACCCATAACTGTTGTCCTCCTGTCCTGTGTTGGTGGTCGTGCTTTTATGATAGCACCTAACAGGGACAATGGCAACGGCTTTCGCGCCAGCGATTGCAAAATCGCTGAGTATAATATATTCTCTACTCTTCTTTACTTTACTCTACTCTACTTTGTCGATTGTTTCGCCGGAAATACCCGGAAATGCTGCTTTCAGTGCATATCCGCGCTGATATGCGTTCAAAACGGTATTTCCGCTCCGGTTATATTGTTTTTCGTGGTATTTTGGGACAACTGCGTGTGTTGTCTCGCATGACCCTTTTATCAACTTTTTCCACCCAGTTTTCCACTTTTCGGGTCGTTCTGGTATTTCCGCGCCGTTTTTCTGCGGTTATCCACGGAAATGATAGAAAATGTATCAAAAAGTGCATTTCTGTCCCG